CAGATGTTAAAGCATTATTTAATGCCTCTAAAATACCTCCTGTAGATAATGGAAAAAAGAAAAATAGTTAGTGGAGTTAGTAAATTCCAAGCCCCCCACCCCGATTCCGGGGAAACTATAAACCGCGTCAGAGTACACTACACAGATAATTCTATGAAAGAATTTGACGCGATAGAGTGGGATATGATGGTTCAAGAAGGAAAAAAGTTGTGGTCACAACACGAAAAAGAATTATTAAAAAACCCGGAGCGATTTGATGGTTAAAACAGAAGAAATACAAATAGCTTTTGATATTTACCAACCCTTCGGTCCAAGTATATTAAAAACTAAACTACCTCAATTATATGTTGATGGATTAAATGCGCAAGCTGATAGTGTATTAGCAGATGAAAAGGTTAGTAAAGAGCGTGATTGGAGCC